GTTTTCTTATGTTTTATGGTTTCTTTTACCTCAGCTTGTACTAAAGGTACTTTTTTACCATCTATTTCTACTGTTTTATCACTCATCTTATCTTGTTACCTCCTTCTTTATATTTAAATAACTAATAGTAATGTCTACACCATCGCTCACCGTTCCGGCTGTGGTATAGGATAGAACTGTATTGCCTTCCACGACCATCGGATTTGTTAAAATTTCTACGCTGGCTGCTGTGGCTAAGGTTTGAGTATTAATAACTTGAAAACCATTGTTCGTAATCGTAATGGTTGGAGTATTACCTGATGACTTATTGGTTACATGTAATGATTTAATAATATATGTTTCATTAATTAAAGGGTTTTGATTTCCATCACTTCCTAGACCAAAAAATTTAATAGGTCCTTCGGCAGATGTACTTGTTACTCCATACATTTTATACTCATTGACTACAGCCATTATTCTATAAAGAAGCTCATTGCTTCTACCTCTTGTTTCATTTCTTCTTGGAATGTTGTGTTAAGTTTATTAATAACTCCGTCTAAATCTCTTACCAGAGATTGAAAAATTACAGGATCATATTCTTTACTAGCACGCGTTAATGCTTGAGTTATTTTTGCCATTAAACAAGACTCGCGATACCTTCGTCTTGACCCATACTTGCTTGATCATTAGCCATGTCAATTAGCATTTGGTATTCTTCTTCGTTTAAAAGATTTAAAGGTTTCCCAAAAATATTCATAGACATATCATTTAATGCATCCATAGGGTCAGGTGCAGAAGCCATCATGACATTTTCATTAACATCGAAACCTGGGCCTTGAATATTAATATCTTCATCTACAAATTGTCCCTCTCGATAACCTGCTCTTCCGCCTTGAGCTAGTCCCCAACCGCCACCAGTTCCTGTTGGGTCTCCTCTAGCAGCTCTAGAGGTAGCTTGACTAATTCCTCCGGGGCTGTGTGAACTAAAAGATTGTGCGCTTGGATTATATCCTCCCCGTCTCGCTATTTCCATTTCTCTTGGTGTACTGGATCCGCCTGTCGTTGTAGTTTTAGGAGTGGTAGTTTGAATCTTGTCAAGATAAGTTTTTTGTTCTGTTCCATCTCCTGGTTGATTCCATCCACGAACATGTCTTAATTTATTATAGAGACGAGATTTGTCTCCATATGTGTCTAAGTAATATTTTTCTAACTCATCTAAATTTTCTATACCTTCTTTCTTACCAACGGTGTCTTTAAAGACTCCTAATTGCTTCTCCATGGCTTTATTGTAATCTCCTTTCCAGGAAACAACATTCGTTCCAAAAATATCTTTACCACCTCCGGCTAAGTATCCTTGGTCAGCAAGTCGCTGTAAATTAGCGACTTCGTTAGGAAATAATCCTGCTCGAGACTCCCATCCTCCAGGGTATCCTCCAAAACTTTGGTCAGCTCCTTTTCTTCCAGTAAGTGTATTAAGAATTCCTGTTGGACTAAAGTTTGAAGCAAAATCTTTTGTTCCTTCCCATAGGTTTTTCATAATTCCTGTTTTTTCTGGGGCTGCTTGTATTTGAGTAGGATCAAATCTTGTTCTAAATTTTTCTGTTTCTGATCTATAAGGATTTAAATCACCATAAAGGAATGGTTCGTTTGGAAATACTGTTCCTGTTACGCTTTCTTCCTCAGGAAAGTATTGTTGTCCGAATGCTAATCCTCTGTAATCTGTTGCCATTATCTTCTCCCGTCAGGTTGAATATCTAATCTAAACGTACCAAGTTTCCAGTTTTGTGATGCTCCGGTATTGGCTATCTTTATAGCTATTCCCCGAGCCCTGGCACGTGTATCTACTTTATCAGTGGCACTCGTAATTGTAAAGGGTCCATATGGAGAGCCTGAAGCTGAATCATTAGGATAATCTCTAAGGAATAAAGTGATCTGGGTATTACCTGTCTGACTAATAAAGTCAGGAATAAATCTTCTAATTTTCATAGTGTATTCTCCGTCTCCTCTTAGATCAGGCATGCCAATGACCTGTCCTTTTTGTCCTCTTCTCTGAGTAATATCAAAATCTCCTGAAGTAATATTGGCTGTGATCGCAGTGATAGCTCCTCCAGCATCTACTTGATCGGTTCCTGTTTCGTGTTCATAATAAATACTTGTTCCATCGGTATTACCATAAACATCAAAGGATGCATTATCACTTGTGCTGTAAGCCGTAGCATGAGGTTTACCGAACAAAGAAGAATCAGCCCATGTTGTTCGTGCTAACGATCCAGTAGTCCATACCGGTTTTTTAGCAATGATAGATTCCATATAGTTATAAGTTACCACACGATCTAAAACATCAGATCCATTAGATGCATAGTACCAACTGATCTCAGTAAATAGATTGTTCAAGCCACAGAAAATTAAATTTCTAGCTACCGTATTGATATCATCATAAACATAATCTTCAACGAGACATGGCATTGATTCTAATTGACCTGAATAACTAAAGAAGCCGTTTTCAGACATCCAGTACGCAGCTCCGTCTACTTCGACAGCCGAGTTCTTACCCATCAGTCCACAGTTCGTTCCTACTTGTTCAAAAGAAAAGGTGAAAGGAGCTCCTACGAATCTCATTAGATACATAGAGTTATCAGTCCAAATATAAATTGCATCTCGTCCTCTCGTGGCTCCCATGATTTTAGATCCATTAGAAAGTCGTTGTGTACCAGCGGTATTGTTGGCCGTTACCGTATAGGAATCACTGTCATTAATACTCTCTTGAGTAGAGAATCGAATAAACATGTCGTCTTGTGTAGTAGAATCTGTCACCGTAGTTGTCGTTCCAAAAAAGATTAAGTGTCGATCGGTTGGTGAAACCAGAACGTGTCTTGATTTAGCAGGTGCATTAGACATGACCGTGGCTCTAGTTGCTGTTGGGTTAGATGCAGCTGCATCCCACTGATAACAAGCTCCATTATATATAAGAGCGATTAATATTGTTCCATAGTTATCCAGAACCCAGAGTCCTGGTTCAATCGTATAGTCGGCTGAGGATGCTTCGCCCCATGCAACGTAATCTGAAATATCGGTTACAGTATCACCGGAGCTGTGAGTCGATGGTGAGGAAGAGCTGGATTGTGCTGTCGTTCCATTCACTCCTCTAGCCCCTCCACTTAAAATTCCTGTGGTAGTATCATTAGCGGTAAAAGAAATATCTTCTGTTCCTACTCTAATTTCTCCTGAAGTAGGAAAAGCTGTTGAATCAGTAAGGGTAATATTTGTGGTACTTACATCTGCAATGTTAGCAGCTAATGTAGTTGTAGCTACTCCTGAAGCTTGTCCTGACCAGTTTCCTGTACCCCAGCCATAGCCTCCTACTTCTTGAGCAGGTCCAACGTTAACATAACATTGTGCTGTGGCAGATCCAGTATTACTTAAAGGTGTGCCTCCTTCAACACCGCTCATCGTAATAGTAATTGTAGTAGCCGTTGGTATGGACGTACACATAAATTTTAAACCTTCAAAAGAAGCATTGTTATAAGTAGAAGAACCCGTTACTCCACTGACTGTGTCAAATCTAACAATGTCATCATCGACTAATCCATGGGGAGTTGGAAACGTTACTGTGACAATAGCAGATGAACTGGTACTGGTAAAATCACACCCCGCTATTGAAGTTCGAAGAGGGTGAATGTCTGAATAAGTTCCCCCTGAATAAACGTATAAAATTCTATTAGTTCCTATGGCGGCATATTTAATGCCGGCGTTATCATCCCAATGGTGTAGAGCTCGAGCGGCACCTGTTAGTTTATCTTCTCCTAATTGGTCCCATCCTCCTATTTTTTCAGGGGAACCATATCTAAAACGTACATTATCTCCACCAGTCCATTGTCCTTCTGCGCCTGTGGGGGTAACTTGTTTGTTAAAGCCAGGTGTAAAGCCTAATTTTTGTAGCATAGTTGTCCTATATATAGGGATTTTATACTACATGATTTAGCTGGGATCAACTATTGTAATCATACCACCCAGTTATAATATACTTAAATTCGGTAGGGGCGATTTCTCCATGATGCATATGAGTCCAGTCAGCAGGCCATATATAAACACCCCCTTCTTTGGGTTTTACTTTAATTTTTTGATGAACAAAAACAGTTTTGCCACCCTTTTGAATGGTATTTAAATGAATCATCCATGCTAATAAACGTTGAGAATAGGTGGGTGCTCGTTCACAATGAATTCGCCAATATGTTTTAGCTGGTTCATATTTCATTAACTGACAGCGTGGCTGTAAATGCCAAGGATCAAGATGGGTATCTAATAAAGGAAAAACTTTTTTATATTCTTTGAGTGTTTTTGCTAAAGCTTTTTTTATATTAATCCACTGACCCTCAGAAAGATTTAGAGTTATTTCAGTACTTTCTAATTTGGTTCTATCTACTTTTCCATCTTCTCCTAACCTTCCTTTTATATAAAGAGAAGGATTATCTTCAAAAAACTTTATTATTTTTTTACAGTCCTTGGAGCTCAGGACCTTAGGTTGATAATGAATAAAATTATTTTTCATAGGCGATATAAAATATTAGCAGCGATAAGACAGCGACCCCCTACTGGCTCAGGGTCTATGCTGTGCCAACTAGATCCTAGAAAAAAGATACACTGGCCTGCTTTAACATTTATTTTTCTATTATTTATTTTTAAAGGAGAGCATCCTTTCGGAGTATAAAGATAGTAGCCTAGACTCACGGTAAAAGGGAAATGATTATGAGTGTAAACATAGTCTCCCTTATTATAACGAATTCCCCACATATGAGTAAGATTAAAACCTTCTACATTAAAATTACATTTCTCTCCTTTTTTTAAGCGAGCAAAATGAGCTCCTACTTGAGGAAGAGTAGATTGTATCCAGGTAACCAGCTCATCTACTTCTTTAATACCTTGTTTATGTAAATCAAAATTGGTTCGTTGGCCTCCCCCTCCAAGACGTTCGGTAAAATATGTAGGAAGTATTTTAGTTAAGGCTACATTGTGTTGTTTCTTTGGATAATTAAGAATTAAAGGCTGGCTCATTTTTGTTTCCTGTAGGTAAACATACAATCTTTGTTTAAGTATGCATCCTGACTCTTAAAACTAAACCAGTCTAACCAAGGAGAGCCTTTAGATTTAATAAGAGAGGCAAGTCTAGGTCCTACTTCAGCAGCGAGTACTCCATTATGGTTTAAATAGTTAGGTGCTTCTTCCATGATTTTTTTAATATGTTTAAATCCGTCTTTCCCTGATCTTAAAGAGAGAGAGGGTTCATGAAAAAATTCTGGGGTATTTTTATTGTATTCTTCAGGCGATAGATTGGGAGGGACAGTAATAATTAAATCATATTTACCTTTTATATTCTGGAATAGATTACTCTGTACACATTCAACTCTATTTTCTAGTCCATGTCTTTCAATATTAATTTGAGCCACCTTTAAAGCTGCAGGACAAATGTCGGCTAAATCAACTTCAATTTCAGCGTTTAATAAAGCTGAAATGATCCCTAAGGCGCCTGACCCGGTTCCTAAATCTAAAACGCGATGGTTCTTCCAGGTAATAGATTGCATCAACTCTTTAAGTTTTAAATAAATAGGAGATCTAGGAACGAAAACATCTTTATTAATATAAAATTTAGTTTGAGGAGACAAAGGCCCGTACCAATATTCATTAGTAATATAAGGAGTGGGTAATCTTTCTTTTATTCTTTTATTAAAAATATCTTTGATGGCTAAAATTTCTTGTTCGTCCAGTTTCGCATTTAAATAAATAGGATTAGAATAATCGTAAGGTAAATGTAGCGCAAAAAAAGTTAAGTAACGAGCTGTTTGAAAAAGGTCAGTATCTCCAAAATAAAAATAATAAACATCAGCTTCTCGCATACGCGATACACCCCATCGAACCATATCACTAACAGTTATTGTGGTTAGTTGTGTCATGAGTTAACCTTTAAATGTAATGAAGATAGCTCATCTTCATCTCTCTCAAATTTACCTTCAATAAAAAAGTTAGCTGCCATACAAATCCTGAGTGACTTACTCGAATACGCCACTGTAGAATGAGGTACCCAACCTGGAAAAATAACAATCGTACCAGTCTTCACAGGCAACTTCCAGCAGGGGGCGTTATGACGATTATAGTCAGATAAACTATAATGAAACTCAAAATTTTCTTGAAGAGCATGTTTCTCTTTACTTAATCTAAGCTCGCCGCTTTCACACTGGGGATAATACGTCATGGAAATAATAGCATGAGGATGATAATGAGACTTATGATAATCCTCTTTATTCTGAAAGGTTGCCCAACTGTGAAGTAAATGAAGAGGATTCTTAATACACCATACTTCATCTTTATACTCAGTTACTTTTTTAAAAAAGAATTCTCTGACTCGTTTAAAGTCTTTAAGATCTAAAATTCTTTTGTCTTCTGTAATAGACCCAATATTAGGGGCCTCCTCCGTTTTTAAAGTTAATAGAGAATCTTTTTCTTTATTCGTTAGGATGAAGTTACTGTGTTCAGAAGCGATAGGAACTGCCCAAATTGAATCAATATTCATATACGGTTGCTCTCTGGTAAAGGATACTTATCACTAGAGATATTTTCAAACCCAATAATATAAGTTAACCGATCTTCAGATCCTTTGTTATGAACATGAGCTGCATGAAAATGTGCTCCATCAAACATTACGAGTCTATTATAAAGTCCTTTAAAAGAAATTGTTTCTTTGAAGCCTTCATTATTTTCTTTCCTTGCTTGAGTTATAAGAGCACGTGACTTCCCTGTCACTGTGGGATTTTTAAAGTAATTGTATTTAGCTTTATCTTCATAGATTCGTTTACCTAATATCTCTCGATTATAAATAGAGGTTCCGGTTTCACTATTTTTAGAAAGATAGACAATAGCAGTTAACTCCCAGTCACTATCTGTATGAATCCATCCATCCAAATCTAGATTCGGGGGAACTTTTTGAAAGGTAGCTTTGGCTTTCCAATTTAAATTGTCAAAGTGATGGGGATAAAAAATCTTTAGAATCTTTAAACAACTCCATCTAAAAAATTTAAAATCTGTTTCATGAAGTAATGGAGATCGTTTACCAGGAGAGCGATTATCTGATTCAAATTTTTGTTTATTCGCATACGCTACAATGGCGTCTGGATTAGAGAAAAAATTATCAACACAAACTGTAGGCCATATCATTTTAAATAATCTCTTTTTATCCGATAAAAATTAGTGTCACTAAAGTCTTGTTTTTCAGTAAAGTCTTGTACTTTTAGCTTAACGGATTGTGGAATAGGTTGAAGAAAAGTATTCACACTATAACGTACTCCCTTAGTAATGGGTGTTACCTCATGAACCCAGAAATAATCAGCAGGAAAAATCATTACATCTCCTCTTCCTAATTTAACTTTATGCTTTCCTCTGAAGAATTTAAATTCCCCTCCTTTATACTCATCGTTTAAATTAAAGGTACAGCTCCCTGCTACGTATAAACTGTTGTCCGTATGGGCATGAAGCTTTTGTCCTTTTTTATATCTCATCAAACGATACATGTGAGGATACATAAGTGCATCTCTATAACGTACCGAGAAAGAATTAAATGTATCTAAATAATCATGGTACTTATTAATAACCGTTTCCATTGACTTGTGAATTAATTCGAAAGTAGGTGTTTCAGGTCTTAATACAACTTGTTCAAAAGTGGAATGAGTATCTATCCCTGTAGAGGCTTCATAACAATGTTCAGTCATGGATTCAGCATCTCTATATTCTCTTTCAGCAATCAATTGTTTACATTGATCCTCATTTAAAAAACCGGGGATATGATAGATCAAGTCTTTAAAATTAATACTCATTTCTTATCCTTTCATAGTACGTATTAGTTGTTATTTGCGTCGGTAATATCTTTTGTACCCTATCTCTCAGCTCATTATACTCGTTTTCAATTTGTTTATAAAGTCCATAATTGATTAATTCTTTTTTTGCAATTTTAGAATCTAATAGTTTCATACCTATGGCAATCTGATACCACAACACATTACCTAAACCATAAAAATAAGTAGTTCCTAGTCCAGGCGACTGATAATCTTCCTGTCGAGGCATACGATACTTCCAAATCTCTAATTGATTTTTTAAATCAGTGCTCCATCGTTTTGATGAAGAAGCATCTCTCCAGAACAATGTATCCTTTCTCGGACTAATGTAGTGAAAAACAATAAAGTCTTTAATCTGATCCCACATTAAACGTATGTTATGGTTATATTGATCCTGAAGAAGATCACATTCAAAAGGCATCTCTTCTTTATAATAATTTTCAAGAAAATGAGTGATATGTACTAAGGAAGCATGAATAGAAGTTGCTTCTAAAGGTTCTATAAATCCACTCGAAAGTCCAACAGCCAATACATTATGAACCCATGCCTCTTCCAATCGACCTGATTCAAATTTTAAATCAGCCAGAGGCTCAATCGAATGACCTAATACTTTTTCAATTTCTTTCCGAGCTTTTTCTGGAGTGGTATGATTATCAGAATAAACATATCCACAACCTTGTCTTGTTTGAGTAGGGATCTGCCACATCCACCCATATTTCTGGGCCCAGGCGTGGGTATAATTTTTAACAGGTTCTCCAGGTTTGTTTTTAATATAAAAAGGAATAGCTCGATTAACTAATAGCTCCTGATTATAACTTTTAAATTTTGTTAAATGTTTTATTAAGATTCTTTTCTTTCCGGAACAATCTATAAATAAATCTCCTTTAATTTTTTTTCCAGTTGCCGTGACTAAAGAAGTTACAAAGCCTTTATTATTACGAACGACATCTGTCACTTGATCCTCTATATAAATACAACGAGATTTTAAAGTTATGACTTTACCTTTTAAATACTGACCTACTTTATAAGTATCCAAATGATAAGCCACATTAAAATTATGTTCTGCGGGTAATTTAGAATGAATCATTAATTGAGATTGGAAAGTTTGATCATAATCTAACTTATTCGCTACATGATAAATTCTAAAGTCATCATAATTACCATGGGGATAATGTCTCGTAGTATAATAATTATCTCCAATGGGAGAATAAAAAGATTTTCCAACGGTATGCCAATCGGTATGTTTGATACCTATTTTAAAAGTAGATTCTGTTTCTCTTAAAAAGGAAGGTTCGTCTAAAGGAAGAAGAGTGCTAGCACTATTAATGAAATTATGAAACCTGCCCGTCGTGCTTTCTCCGACTCCAATGATCGGTATTTCTTTAGCTGCTATCACTGTAACTTTAACTCGTTGGCTTGTCTTATTAATAAATTCATGGGCAGCGATCCAACCTGCCGTTCCTCCTCCAACAATAACAATATTTTTAATTTTCATTTTCTATATAATTGATTTGAATATTAATACGACGCTTTGTATCTGTGGGTGTTGAACTAAAATGATAAACCGAGGGATCAAAAACCATAGCTTGGTTTTCTTTTCCAATTACCCTTGTTCCATCCATAAATTGAGTATAGCCGTCCGTCGTATTCAAGGACAGTAAAAAGCCCTTATGGGGATAGGAAAAATCTATATGAGGAGGATGAGTACGTTGAATACCTTGGTTAGGATAAAAATTAGCTTTAGCACGAATCAAAGTTTTTATTTTAAGAGTAGATAATAAAGGTTGAAGAATCTCTAAATGTTGAGATTGTGCGTTTTTTCCAAAATAAAACATATGGGTGAAGCCGAAAGTATGTTTTTCTGCCTCATCCTCCTTAGCCACATTGGCCTGATAGAACCATGGGAAGCGGGAAGAAAATATCGTATCTCTCAATAAAGTAAATTTAATAGGTGTTAGATAATTCTGTATAATTTTTGGTTTCATTTTAAATATCGATACCACATAGGAATGGAGTAACGTTCTTTATCTAAAACTTTAGAGACTCCGTGTCTATAGTTTTGTCCATTAAACAAAATTATTCTCCCTTCTCGGGGGGAAATTTTTAAACCATCGGTAAAGATAGTATGACCAGAAGAAAGAGTATTTAAATAAATAACACTGGCTAAACTAGTCCAGGCATATTGCATGTCATAATGTAAACGATGAGTAGCTCCTACATCATGTTTAATTAAGTCCGCTTGATCCATCATCATTTCTTTATCAAAGTATTTATGAACTTTTTCTTGTGCCCTAGCTACAATGTCATGAAATAATTTGAGAGTAATGTCAGGATAACAAAGTTGATGAGCACAAGGGTTCGTGGCTCCTACTGGCCAGACAGCAGAAGATTGCTCGTGTTTCTGATGATATTTAATCAATCTTTTACATTCTTCTGGGGTCATAAAATTATCAAGAATTAAAATCATTAGGGTTTCAGAATAAGGGCTCCATCATTATTTCCTAGGGCTCCTCGAGGAATCAGATTAAAGGCGACAGAATAACGATCTATTTTAGAATCATTTCTTAAAATTTCATGTTGAAGTACACTGGGAAAAATAAGTAAACGTCCCGGCACAGACGGAATAATCCATGTGGCAGCACTATAAATATTTAAATGAGTTGGTCCAGGCAAAAAAGGCATATGCCACGCAGGACTTACGGGAGCTTTAAATTGAATTTCAAAAGAAGGATGGGCTTGCATATAATAACATCCTGTTAACCATGCATTAGAATGACAATGGGATAAAGCATAGCCTTGAGGAGCGGTCCTACTTGCCCATGAAGAAAAAATATGAAAGCCGATGTTAAATCTCAAGACTTCTCTGATGTGATACAACAAAGCATTATGAATCTCATCTCTAAGATCAGGTAGTTCATTTAATACTTGGTAGCTTTTACTCGCAGAAGTTCTATGACCGTATCTACGTTCCTCGTTAGATTGACCAAAAGGTTGAAAAGGTATTTTTTTTATTTTCTTTAGTGTTTTTTTAGGATCCAGGTCTAAATCATAGACTCCCACTGGTTGAGAAAATAATGGAAGAGTATTAAAAAATTTCATTTGAATGGTTTTCCTAAAACCCAAGCCACTAAACTGTAGCGAGTACCTCTTAAAAGAGGAGTAATTCGATGCCAGTAATTAGAAGGAAAGAAAATTAAACTTCCCTGTTCTTTAAATTCTTTGACAGGATATGGACTGCCAAACCAAAATTCAAAACCCCCTCCTTTATAATCTTTGGGATCAGATAAAGTTACTCCCATAGTAAGCTTTCTAGTAAGACCCTCAAAATTAGGGGCACCAGGAAGATGGCCATATGGCCGGTTCTCACCATCTTGATGCCAGGTATAATGATCACCAGGTTTGTAGCGAGCTAGTTGTACATCTTCTATAATAGAATACTCATAATTCCATCCTCCATTTTTATTGGCGATAGGTAAGTAAGTATTAATTAAATCAAATAAATATTGTTTTCGGAGAAAAGTGACGCTAGTGGAACGTACTTTTTTTAAATCTTTCTTTTTATACTTTGCCTCTACAGCGGCTGCCGCATAATTTTTTTTGGCATCATTAATGATGTACTGACACTTTTCCTTTGACAATACGTTTTTAAAAAACCAGTATCTAGGTAGCTTTACCTCCATTTAGGTCCATACATAAATATAGCTAAAGTGCGACGTACTCCTGAACTAATTTTTGTGACCTTATGGTTGTAGAAACTAGGAAAGATTACCATGCTTCCCGGTTGATCAAATTCAGTTGCCTTACTTTCATATCCTTCAAATAATAAAAAATCTCCTCCTTTAACTTTAGTTTCACTTAAATTAATTAAAGCGGTTAGTTTAATATCCACACATGCGGCCTGTTTATCCATATCAACATGCCACGTATATTCAGTACCTGGACGATAAATATTATAATTAAGAATCTTAGATTCTAATAAAGGGTGGACATCATAACCATATTCATGCTGATTAGTAAAATTGATACGTTCTACAGCTGATGTTAAGTCTTCTTTTATGGAATTATAACGCACACTTTTAACTGTGGAAGTTTTAGAGGCCATGTGTGCAGGTCTGTCCGAAGAACTTGTGTCTACATTTTGTAAAATCTTTTTATTTAAATCTTTAATTTTATCTAGAGCAATGACATTCTTCCAATAATAATAAAGAGATCTAGCCATCCATCCTCAGTTCATTTAAATTCTCTGGTTCCCCTAGTCTTTTGGCGAATACATTAAATGACATACTTACCCGAGGTGACTTAGAAGGATTAGGTGCTACCGAATGTCTTAAAACAGAAGGAAACAAAAGAAGGCTTCCTTCTAGAGCAGGTACCCACCAAGAATTACTATTGTATTCATTCCACTGCTTTACATTAAACTCAAATTGAGGAAACAAACTATTCCCACTATTATTATGAAAAGTAATGGGCGGACATTTGGGTGGAATTTTAATAAAAAAAACAGCACTAATAATACTATTAGGATGATAATGTAAATGATGGCCAGTTCCTTTGGGGTTAAAATTCATCCATGACTGAGTAATATAAAACCTATGCTTTCTATCGAATTGTAATACGTCATAACAATACTCATCGACAAGAGATTGAAATTTCTTTTTCATTGATTTTAAGATAGGATTATCTAGGACGTAAGAGTCTTTTGATATAAAATTCTCTAGGGCCCCTTTCTTAACAGGCTTTTTATAAACCTCTCCATCTAATATATCCCGTCTTACATGAATATCAGCGGGACGCACATAATTAAATAAAAAATCTTGGTCCTTTTTATTTGGGGTATAAGCTTTTTTAGTTTCGAAAACAGGGAAGGCAAACAGAGAGAAAACATTCTGATTAGATTTTTTCATTTTAATATTAAATTATGTCTTTATAAAAATAATGATACGATAAATATTTTTTATGAGGAAGTCCTTTATATTTAAAAGTACCAGCATATTTCTCCCACTCTATTTTAGCAACTTCTCTTATTAAGAAATTAATTTCATTATATTCTTTCTTAATTTTTTCTTTATTAAAAAGTTTAAGTCCGTATAGAGCTCTTATAAAATGCTCGGCATCAAATAATAAATAACGTTCTGCAAAATCTTCAACGATAGGCAGACGATTTTTCCACATCGTTAATTGTTTATTCAAATCATCAGGGGTTTTTAGTTTAAAATCTTTGGAACCAATATAATGTAAATGAACAAAATTTTTAATATTACTTAACATACGAGTAACTTTATTATTAAAAACTTCTCTATCTTCTGGAGTAGAACTTGATAGATAATGTATCAAAACAAAGCATTGATTAAGTGCAAATCCTAATTCCGTATCTTCCAGAGGTTCCACACTTCCTGCACTATTTCCAATAGCACAACAATTATTTATCCATGGAGTTCGTAATTGACCAGACTCAATAGAAACTTTCTTACCAAATTTAAGTTTTTGTTTTACGGCTTTAGTAACTATTTCTTTAGCTTTATTAAAAGAAATCTTATTGTTATTATAAATAAAACGGTACTCAGTACTTTTCCATAAAGGAAAACTTTGAAGCCACCCTCCTTTAAAATATTTAACTGTAGTAAAAGTATCATAGGCCGCACTATCCCCTCCAGAGAAAGTAATCATTTCATTCATAGGTAAAGAATCACTGAAAGAAATATATTCTGGTTTTAAATGTTTAATGAGGGTACGTTTTAATCCTGTAGCATCAATATAAAAATCACTGGTGTATTTTTTCTTACCAGTTATGGATACAATTTTATCCGACTTTACTTCTACTTTAGTAATTTTGTCTTTAATAACTGCAATACCTTTTTCCTGGCATAGGTCAAATAAATATTTACTAATTTCTTTAAGGTCTAAATGAAATTGATCTGGATGAATTCCTTTATTAACACAACTCTTATATAAATCAGGATGCATTATCTTTAGAAATGAAAAATCTTCACTAATCAATTTTCCATAAATAAAAGGATATTGAGCAAATTCATGTTTATAAGGGCCTTGTGCTCTAAAATCGAAATATGAATTTTTATTATCCATTTCAAATTTAGTGCCCCATCTAAAAGTACATCTTCCTGCAGTCATTACAGGAACCAAAGAAATACCACATAGCCCGGCCACCTCTTTGAAAGGATAATGAACTGGAGCTGTTCCAGAATCATCGTTTTCATCTTTAATAACTGATATCTTATATTCTTTATAACGTTGATTTAAAATTAATGCTGTGTAAAGAGCAATAACATTATCTCCAACAATAGTAATTGAATCCATAATATTTTTCCTGTCATCTTTATTAATCTGAATATACCCGGATTTAAAATTAAACGCAAGTTAAATTAGTCCTATAAAAAATAGGACGGTAGTAAACTATAGTGAAAAAAAAATTGATCTAGATCAAAATCCAGGTGTTATTAGAAGGCTCCCATCTATAAGGGGCTGTATCAGTTGCAGCTTGACCGCTTGTAGCATTGGCACCTTTGTAACCGATCCATCTTAAATTAGGTTCATCCCAATAAACAAACATGCCACCTTTATCATCGTGAACATCAGAATATTCAATAGCGGGTCTTTCGACAGGGGCTACCCATCTAGCTTCGGCAACATTTAAAGTCCAACTATCATGAGGTTTCGGGGGAAGAAAAATATCATTTACTTCATCATAAATATAACCTACTCCCGGGTAATTTCCTCTGTAAGGAGTTCCACCTAACTTATGAACGTTGTGATGAGTGTTATAAGAACATTTTTTCCAGACTACATTATTAACACTCCATACTTTATTTAAGTATGTGATACCTTCTTCTTCAGTGTCATTAGGGCATGCATCGTTTGGAACGACATGTACTTTAACTACTTCTTTACTTGAATTTAATTTTACGAAATGAGCCATTATTGAAATTTATAATAAATCAAAGCAATTCCTGAACCGCCATCTCCTGCTGCTGTTGGACCGGCATAGTGTCCACCGCCTCCACCACCTTGATTTGTTCCTCCATCTTGAGCGACTCCATGAGTATAACCATAGCCTCCATTTCCGCCACCTCCGGCACCTCCAGTTCCGCCAGGGGGTAAGTGATGGGCTCCACCACCGCCGCCTCCTCCAGCTCTTTGAGTTGCATCGATAGGTGAATTGGCTCCGCCAGCACCTCCATTCCAGTAGCCTCCGCCACCAGATCCAGTTGCACCGCCACCGCCGCCACCTTTAATTTGTACGGCTGGATTGGGTCCGGGTCCTGCAGTTCCGCCAGAATTTCCTTGAGAAGGAGATACTGATGGTACGTTTCCTTGACCTCCGCTATTACCATGAGATCCACCGCCACCACCTGAACCACCTTGTTCGCCAGCTTGACCATAATTTCCAGCTGCGCCTCCTCCGGCTGCTGAAAGACTTGAAAATGTTGTTGCTTGACCATCGACGCCTTCGGTTTCTGGAGAATAAGTTCCTCCAGCTCCACCGGCTCCAATGTCGACAGCGTATGTTCCGCTACTTAATGTGTGTTGAATTCCTGTATTATAATAATAGCCACCAGCTGCGCCTCCGCCTCCGTGTGAGCCAGCTCCACCAGCTCCACCACCTACAAGTAAGAACTCTACTTTAGTACCATAAGTTGGATCAGTACCAGCAGTAAAAATAAACTGGCCATCTGCAGTAAAAGTGTGAAGTTTATAATCAGTAGATACAGTAGTAATCGTTCCGCCTGTAGCAACTGGAAATGGTCCTGCACCTCCGCCTGAGCCAAAACCTAAAATTTGATAACCAAAAGACATATTTCTTTCCTCCTAGTAAGTTTATGCGTCGTTAGCAGCGTCTGTTGTATAGAATAATTTAATTCCCATTACGCGTGCATCACCTGTAAAGGTATCACTACCATCTGCTGCGTCTCTGTATAATTGAAAAAATGTTAAATCGTCATCAGCTGGTGTTCCTGCAATTGTCATTGCAGAACTTACTGAAGAAACAAGTACGTCTTCAACGGCACCGCCGCCCGCGTCTGTGACTTCCTGTGCTGTTCCGAAAACAACATCAGCTGTGTCATCATTAGCTACACCAACTCCTTGTAATCCCATAATAACGTTTCCTGTATTTGTATTACTTGGAGCCCAGAAATATTGGAACGTTACTGTTCCTAAATTCCATGACTTAGGCATTGCAACAGCGAACTGTGCATATTCTGCTGTGCTTGCATCAAAATCTAAAACTTTTAAATCGGGTCTTGTTGCTGTTGTTTCTACTTGTTGTCCATCAGCACCATTTGTTTCTGATCCATACATAGCAGAAGCTGGAATCCAAATAGTTTCAGTACCTGCAATTTTAACTGCAGCTGTTCCTGATTTAAGAACTCCTGTTCCTAATGGATTAATATTAAGATCGATATTAGAGTCTGTTGAAGACGTCGATGATATCGTTGGTCCATTTCCAGTTGCTGCGTTAGCGACTGTCAATTCATTAACAGCAGATCCTGTAGCTGTTAATTTAAATAATTCATTTCCACCAGTATCTAAAATTGAAGTTCCAATTTTTGGTGAAGTTAAAGTTTTGTTAGTTAAAGTTTGTGTACCATCAAGAGTAACTGTTCCCATTCCAATATCAACTAGGTCAGGGTTAGTTCCATCATTAGCGGTAGCATAACAAAGAACTGTGTCTCCGTTACCAATTGCAACACTTGAACCAGATCCACTTGTATATTTAAAAGTTACTATTTGAGAACCTGATGTTGCGTTTTTGATAATATAAAAATTTTGAACGTCTAAAGGAATAGTTACGTTTCTACCTGCTGAAAGTGATCCTGTTAATTCTATTACTCTGTGGGCAAGAGTTGCGCCTGTTGATCCATCAGAAACAGCTAAAGCTGTATCTGCGCCATCTGTGACTGCTTGTGTACAATAACCACCAGAAATTTGTTCAATGATATCCCAGTTAGTATTAGTTAACGTACCCCATGTACCGGCTTTTTCGCCAGTCGTCATTAGTTGAACGCCAAGAGGTGTATAATTTGATGCCATATTGTTAATCTCCTAATTTAAGCGCTGTGCTCTATGTATGTATAAGAAGTATTGCCCGTAATGTCAATATCTTTATACCCAAGTGGCGCTACGCCAGTTGAGCCTAAATTAACATTAAAAGATAACCCGGTCAAGCCCATTACATCTGCTGGGGAAATAGCTCCTACACTAGAACTAATAGCACTAAGTGTAGATAATCCTACAGCCATATCCGCAACTGTTATACCACTAGAATTTAAAGTAGTTGTAATACCGAATCCTGTAAGATCAATTAATTCTATATTATTAGCTTCCGGTGTTCCTAAAGCTGTAGCGATAGATAATCCACTAGGAGTATAGCTCATTTCATGAACTACCCCACTAGAATTTAATGTGGATGTAATAGCAAAGCTTGCTAATCCTTGGCTATGATCCGCTCCATTATTGATAGCCGGAGTTCCTAATCCCATACTCATGGCTGTCAAGCCACTAATACCAAAAATATAATCGTAGTTTAATGTTAACGAAGTATTAAGAGTTGATGTAATTGCTAAACCATCGAAAGTGATTATAGA